TGGCGCGTGATGCGCCAGCAATGTTGTCAAAAAAATCAAGTGCGCCAGTTAAACCTGATGCTGTGTTTCCTGTGCGAATGTCCCAATAGCCACGACCTGTTCCAGTGGTACGCAAACGAGAAAGCGCAATACTACTGCCAGATGCAGATGTGTCGTAAGTTCCAGAAACCGTTGTTCCTGTCGCGCCTTGAACATCCAATTTGTAACTTGGCGAACTCGTACCAATGCCCAGCCCTGTGCTGTTGAGGCGCATTTGTTCGGCGTTGTTTTGATAAAACGCAGAGTATCCAGCCGCACCAGCAACAAACCCCAATGTTGTTTGAGAGTTTGTTACGTCATACAAGTTGAACTGGCCTGCCGAAATGATGCCACCGCCAATACGCCATGTGTTTGTGCCATCAGCAAAGGATGCGTAAATACTTCCACCAGCCGCATTAAATTGCGCTGTTTTGCTGGCAATTGTTGTTCCCATTGAACCTGTGCCGGACAGATTTGTCCCATCAAACGTCAGCGCAGTGCCCGTAGTCAGCACCTTGGAGCCGTTCAGATACGCAACGCCGTTGGCTGTGCCCGCTGTGTACGTCGGAGAGTTTGTGTAGCTCACTACCTGCGCGGTGCTGATGGACAGGGCCGTAGTGCCGTTGGTTTGAAGGGCCAACACGCCCGAGGAGTCTGCGGTGGTCTTTACACCAGCAGAGCCAGACACTACGCCATTGTCAGCATTGATCAGGGAAGCCATTACTTAGACTCCAGCGCGTTAAGACGTACACGAAGGGATTGGATCTCTTTGACCAACATCGGCACAAGTTTGCTGTAGTCCACGGCCATCATCTCGTCAGGGTCAACGGGGCTATGCACAGCCTCTGGCGCAACCTCATGCAGTTCCTGAGCAATCATGCCGTAACGCTGGTGAGAGCCGTCAGCCTTCCAATCAAACTGCCGCACCTTGATCGCGTCAATCAGATCACTGGCTGAGTCAGCGTCGGTGATGTTGTCTTTAAGGCGACGGTCGGAGGTGGTGTTGTACAACACTGCGGCAGTGCCGGACTGCGTAATGGAGCCAATGGTGGAACCGTTATACAAAAAACCTGCGTAGTTAGTGCCCGAGCTGGTTCCTGTTGCGTGGCACACCGCATAATTAGACACCCCAACTGCAAAACAATTACCAGAAAGAGAAGACACACTTGTAGTCCCCAACAGCAGGTTGCCGCTGGAGTCGATACGGGCGCGTTCCGTATAACTTTCAGAACCCACACTTCCTGTGTATGTAAAAAACGCAAGTCCACCGCTTGCTACGGCAGACGAAAGAAGTGCGCCGCCCGTTTGCGATGTACTATGAAGTTGCAACCCACCGTTTGCTGCCGATATAACTTGAATGGCAGAACCACCAGAGGGCGCAGTTGTTGTCCCAAGTAACAATCTGCCGCTCGCATCCAACGTCATCGCCTGCGTGAAGGTGATCGTGTTACCTGCTGTACCGGAGGCTGCGTTGTACCATGCGTGTTTGCCGTTATACCCTGCCGACGAATACATCGTCGCATACGCAGATGTTTTATAAATCCAATTTGTGCCGTTGTAATATGCGTTTGATTCAACATTAAGTTCTGCGCCGCCTGTACTCCATGACACAGCGGCCCCATAAGCACCTTCCAACGCTTTACTGCCACTACCCCACGCACTAGGCGTGACCCCAAGGCCGAGGTTGCCGGAGGAGTCAAGGCGCATGACCTCTGTATTGTTAGTTCCAAAAAGCAATGCGGCATTTGCGCGTTGATAGATGTATGCCTGCGCAGAGCCAGTGCCAGCAAGCAAGCCGATGTTAAGGTTGCCGCCTGCTGCGTTGGTAAATGACGCGCCAGTGCCGGGATCGCCAATTGTCAATCGGCTTCCGATTGTGGCTGTACCAATGCCGAGGTTGCCGCTCGCATCCAGCGTCATTGCTTGCGTGTAGGTGATCGCGTTACCGGCTGTTCCGCTGGGGGCGTTGTACCAAATATGCGAACCAGCATTGAACTTATACAAAGTTGCAAAGCTGCTTGTTTTATAGACCGCACCGCCGCCAGATTCGTAGGCATTTCCATAAATGCGCCCATCTGTGGCGTTAATGCCGGTTATGGCAATGCCAGTGAGTTCAACTGTTTTATATGTGGAGGCGCTTGGTGTGACCCCAATGCCGAGGTTGCCGGAGGAGTCGAGGCGCATACGTTCTGTGCCAGATGTGCTGAACACAATTGGGTAAGCGCCGCTATGGAATAAATTTAGTGCGTAGGCCGTGCTCAAGCCAGCACTGCTGTTGTCCAGTCCAACATACGCTGTGCCGCCAGTGTTTACCAATTGGATCAGGCTGCTGTTTGTGCCTGTTGTGGCAGTCTGTCGAATGCGCGGTGCGGCTTGAGAAATGTCCAAAGCAAAACCCGGCGAACTCGTACCAATGCCCAGCCCTGTGCTGTTGAGGCGCATTTGTTCGGCAGCTTCTGCGGAAAAAGTTATAGGCTGTCCAGATGCGGTGTAAATATCAACAGGCCCAGTATTGGACTGAATACGAAATGAACTTGTGCTTGTTGTTCCGGTGTTATAAATAAAACCAATCGCACTACCGCGAACAATGCGTGCCGCCGTTCCGTCAAAATCAATGTGCAAAGGATTAGATGCGCTTGCAACGCCAATCCCAAGCCCTGTTCCGTTGTAAGTCAGCGCAGTGCCCGTAGTCAGCACCTTGGAGCCGTTAAGGTACCCAACGCCGTTGGCGGTGCCGCCGGAGAGGGTGACAGCGCCTGAGACGGACAGAGCTGCAATGGTTTCAGTGCCCGTGTTGGTCAGGCCCGGTGTCGTGATCCCTGTAGTGCCGTCGAGCGTAATGGTCATGGGTGGCTCGCCTTGTAAGCGTCAAATTCTGCTTTGAGTTCTTGGATGGCTTTTAGCAAAATGAACGGCAGTACAGAAGTTTTTATCTGTTTATAAGATGTATCAGCATCTTCTGCTTTTGATTCTTGAATAAGGCCGGGGAACACTTGCTCTAGCTCTTGAGCAATCACGCCCAGCTCTTTTGCCTCCCCATCAGCTTGAGAATTCCAGTTGTACTTGACGACACGCAACTTTACTACGTCATCAAGATACCCATTACGGGCAGTCTCAACATTCTTCTTCAGTCGTTGGTCGGATAATGTTGCGTAAGTTCCGTTGCCGTAGATGGCAAATCGGTTTGCAACACCGGGTTCTGTGCAGTTTAAGAAGAACGATGAAGTGTTGTTGTTGTTTGCACCAAGGGCAAACACAGCGGCGTAATCCCCACTTGTTGCATTGGTGTTGTATGCGTAAAGGGCCGGGGTTGTTCCTGCGCCACCTTGAATCCGTACTTTACCAACGCCTGATGTCGTCCCCACCAGCAGGTTGCCATTCACATCCAGCGTCATCGCCTGCGTGAAAGTGATCGCGTTACCGGCTGTGCCAGAGGCAGCTTGTTTCCAATAAGTTGCGCCTTGATATACATAATTCCAAGAAGCGGCAACACTACTGACTCCATATTTCCAACCAGCATTGTAGTAAGCGTTTTGAACAGTACCAATTTCATTGCTTCCAAGTGCATAAACAGCACTATTCCCTGACATCTGCAAAACCTTGTAGTCTGTCCAAGCACTAGGAGTAACACCCAAGCCAAGGTTGCCGGAGGAGTCGATACGGGCGCGCTCTGCGCTGCGCGTCCATATTGTTACTGCGTCTCCGCCTGTCCCGCTATAGCTTCGTGCGCCAATTGCAATACCAGAAACGTACCCGCTGGTTGACCCTGCCGACAGCTCATAAGCACGGTCATCGTAATAAGTGTGCACCGCGTTGACGGTAGTTCCACCGCCTGAAATCAAACGCCCTGTTGAGATAGACCCTGCAGCTAAGATACCTACGCCGCTAGTGGCCAAAGAACCGCCATCGACGTTTAGCCTACTGCTCGGCGAACTCGTACCAATGCCGAGGTTGCCATTCGCAAGAATTGTCATTTGGTCAGCATACCCAGCAAGCCCTGTTCCGGTCACTGTGCCAAATCGCAAATATTGACTGTAAGCAATGATTCCCGCGCCGGATGCATTGGAAATAAAACTCAATGCAGGCGAACCGGCAGTGCCTGAGATGTTAAGTTCTGGGTTGCCTGTTGCTGATATTTGAAACTTTGTCGCAGGCGAACTTGTACCAATGCCAAAATTGCCCGACGTATCTATCGTCACCGCAGTGGTCGGGGTGCTCCCCGTCTGCAACACCAACGTGCCGGTGGTATCGCTTGTGACCTTAAACGCGGTGGTCGTTGTGGTGCTGGCGCTGATCGTGCTCATTAGATAACCGTCCAGATTTGACCAGTCGATACGGTAACTACTGCCCCTGACGCAATTGTCATCGGGCCTACTGAGAACCCATTGTATCCGCTGGCTATCGTGTAGCTTGAGTTGACCGTCGCAGAGTTTACGTGGATACCGTTTGAGACCACGACCTCTGGAGCCACCAGCTCGCCGGTAGAAGGCGTGTACAGGTACTTGGCATTGGAGGTGTAGATGTTAAGCGCCGTGCCTGAAGTGGCATACGCAAACAAGGGGTAATACGCCGTTGCAGAGCTGGTGTCGTTGACAATCGACGCCCCACCCACCGAAGTCCACGCAGGCGACGCACCGCTATAGCCTTCAAACTGACTGGTGGTCGTGTTGTACCGCAGCATGCCCGTTGCAGGAGAGCCGGGCTGTTGGCCCGTAGTGCCCTTGGAAATCAGCAACGCGCCCGTAGAGGTGAACTGCGAATCCAAGGACGCAATCAGGGTTGTGAACGTGCCAGTAGAAGCAGTGGTTGCGCCAAGATTGGGGGCGTAAGTGTTGCCCGACGCATCTTGATAGATTGCCTTGCCTGCTGGGTAGTCGCAGAAGACAAACTTGGTGCCTGCTGACAGCGTGACCTTAGTCGTACCACCTGCGCTGGAGGCCAGCACCGTATCTCGGGACAGTGTTGTGCCCGCAGACGTATACGTACCAATGCCCACTTCCCACTCGCCCGTGGTCTGACCCACGATGGTGTAATAGGTCGTGTTGGCGTTGCCAATAACAGAGAACGACTGATACCCGGCTACCGCACCCGCCAGAGTTAGAGTGCCAAGGCCCGCAGTGGTCGTTGTCTCGTTTACACGGTCGGCAAGTACCAGAGCCATTTTAGGCTCCGATCAACTGATCTTCCGCAAACCATCTCTGCTGGGCAACGCTATCGGCATCCATCCACTCAACGAGGTACGAGACGTTACCGTCCTCGTCCATACGCATCGCAGTAATCGGACCTTCAGGCACCACAGCATTGAGCTTGACGACATCGCCCTTTTTAAACGTAGCCATGTGTAGCTCCTTAACCAGCCAAGCTGAAGGTGTAAGTGACGTTGAGCGTATCGCCTGAAGCAACCGCACGGTCACCGGGGGACGTAAAATTAGAGGCTGAGAACAGTATGCCGGTCGTACCACTCTTGGTGCTGTTGCTAGACAAGAACGCGCCAGCAATCGTTGCCGTGCCGTTGATGTTGAACTGCGCCACAGAGGCCGAATTGGTGTTCACAGACGGGTTAGCCGTGGTAGCCGTACCAAACGTAGCCGTGGGGCGCGTGGCATTGCTATACGAAACATTCTCCGTCCATCCAGCATGACTGGACATGGTGTTTGCCGCAGCAATCGTTACACCTGAGCTAGGACCGGTGATCAGGCCCACGTACCACGCTGCCGTATAGGATGAACCCTTGAGGTACTGGGCATTCATGTCCTGCAAACCCACATTCACCACGAGGTTGTGGGTCTCTTCACGCCACTTAAGGTTACCCGCAGCGTCATAGCACTCGATGGCGTACACGCCACCTGCGTCAACCTGATTTAAAACACCCCTGTTGGTCTCGACGCTGGCCGCTGCCATGTCTGCCGAACTAGCTTTCTCGTTAAACATTGAAGTTCCCTCAGGCGCTAAAGCGCAGCAAAGATGTAGTGTAATTGTTGGCTGGCATCTGGACCGTAAAGGTATTGGACGCTGTTTTGTCGCCCCCGAAGCTCAGCACCGCAATGGACTTGTTGCTTTGGCTGGCGTTGTAAAGCAAGGCACCTGCGGCGGTAAACGCTGCCGGGGTCCAGACCACGTTGTCAAAATTGACGTAAACCACGCCGTTGCTGTTAGCAATCGTAGCGCCTGTGACGACCTTGCCCCCTGCCGTATAGCCAGTGCCGGTGATCTCGTTGGACGTGGTATAGACGGTGGTGTCCGCGTTGATGCTAGAGCTGCTTGTGTATAACGCCAGCTTGAGCGTATTGGTCAACAGGTTATGCACAGCTTGCGGCAGTTCTTGCCGAAAACTCACCGTTTGTGTCTGAAAGATAGGCATCAGGTCACCGGAACCCTAACCTGACCAGAACGATAAGCATCACGCCGATCCTTACCATCGCCAAGCTGTTTGAGCAGGCCAAGGGCCTCTTGGTACTTCTGATCGTAGTACTGCATCATGTCCGCCTCACCCTTCAAGTAGGTGTAAGCCTCACGCAGCGACCCGTACAACAGTACCGTCTCAAAGTTATCCCCAAGCCATGTCGTACCCGCCGTCACAATGGATGTCGGGTAGTAGTAATAGTGCATCTCCACGCTATAGGCGGAGTCAGGCGTGGGCCCGAGGATGAACGTATTGGCATCAAAGATCGCGTAGTACTGCGGCTTGCCCGTGTCAGTGGGCGAAGGGAAAGACTGACGGATGAAGTTCACATCCTTGTCGAGCAGAAACTCCTGCGAGCCGTCCGCATTGATCACGGCAAGTGAGAACGTCGCCAACCAGTCGCTAGGCAGCGTCAGGTACTTATTGTTTGTGGACAACGTACCGGTCTGGTTACGGCGGATCGCAGGGATCTGAACCGAGTTGTATATCCGCTCTTCTGCAAGCTGAACAAACGTAGGAATGTTGGCTACAAAGGTGGTCTCTGTAGATTCACAGTACTGTTGGATCAGCGTTGTAAGAGCGGCGTAGTTCACGGTTTACTCGTCGAGGTTGATCTGCGAGACGAACTTCTTACCCTTGGTTGCCGCACCGTTGCCACGCGCATCCATCATAGTGACGCCTTTGTTCACGTCCGTCTGCGGATAGCCGTTCTGGCCCGTGGGGTAACCGTTGGGCTTGGGCTGGGTGTACTTGCCGATGGGGTCAACGTCCCACCCAAAATACTTGAATTCTTCGCTCATGATTAACCCTTACCCGGCTTGGTGGGGGACTTCTGGTTCATGGCACGGGCCATGTTGCGGCCATACTTCTTCATCTCAGAAGAGGTCACGCCACCGGCCTTCATACGCTTCATCGGCTTCTTGTCTTTCATCACAGATCTCCTAAGTCGTAGTGATCGTCACGGTCCCCACCACACACGCTGCGATAAGGGAATTAGGGGTCAAACCTGCGTCGTACGCCCTAGATCCGCCCACCGGGGCCCAGCCCCATTGGATCATTCTACTACCACCAGCGCCGTTATTGCCGGGCTCGTAATAGCTTACATCAGGACGAGGGTTGCGGATGGCCTGCGGGTCATCGACCGGGTACAGCCCCAGTGACAACTGCGGTTGGTCAGGTTCCCAGCACGTCGGACAAACCAGAATGTTGACGTTCTTGGTCTTGATGACCAGTTGAGACAGCTCTTTCAGCTTGTAGCGAAACCCACACCTATCGCACTCTGCGATAGCATTTTTGCCAGATGCGAACCTATTTGCCATAAGAGCACCTTAAGAGGCGGTGCCCATGAAGCTCTGACGGGGCACAAACCGCACCGAAGCCTTCTCCCGGTCCTCGCCAGCAGCTAGCTCCCACGCCTCGTCATACTGGCCCTTGAGAATGGGAATACGCGCATCGGCTCCCGGGACCTTCATGGCGAGCATGTAGGACAGCCCCGCTACCATGCAGGGCATAAAGCGATATGGGATGTCTTGGCCGTTGATGCCGTTGCCCACGTCATACATGCGCCGCAACCGGGTGTAGTACAGGGTGTAGGTGGTGCTGTTGTCCGGCAGGGGCCAGACCGTGAACTGCGGGTAGACCACCACATTGTCAGCCCCGGTCGCGCCCGTGCGCCGGTTGATCCAGATCTGGATCGGGCGACCCGTAGAATTCTTGTTGGGGATCGACACATACGTGCTGGAGGAGATCCGGCTAATGTTGATGTCAATCTGGTTGGTACCCGTACCGGTACGTATCACATGGTCGAGCAAGTCCACCGTGTCAGCCGGGAGGTCGTAGGTGCCCACGCCGGGGGTCAAGGCCATGGTGCCCTGCTCCAGCGTCCACAGGTTAATGCCCCGGTTAGCCCAGTCCATCAGCAGCAGGCTAAGACTACGCTTGGCCGTACGCAGGTCGTACCCGGTACGCAGTTCCGCACCACAACGCTCAAAAGCCTCTTCCACAATCGTGTTGAGGTCGAGGTTGAAGTCGGTCGTCGCTGTAGTCTTGTAGGCCATTTACTTACTTTCCTGCTTGCCGGTAGCTGCGCGTCTTTGCAGATACGCCTTTAGGCTGGGGAACGAACTGCTTGCCTTGAGCCTTACCTTTACGCTTTGCAGCGGTGGTACGGGCATATTCAGCGGGAGAAAGCGCCTTGATCGCAGCTTCAGGAAGATATCTCTCACCCGTGTCAGAAGAGCGTTTACCACTTTTGGTCCCCCATTTCTGGTCTGTCCAAGCTTTGAGAGACTGCTGAGGGGCTTTCATCCGCTGTACCCGCCGCCCTTTTCCTTGTACCGCTTAGCCAGCAACTGAGCCTTACGTGCGCTCCATTGGCCTGCGGCGGTGCCCTGAGTTGCAGAACCCTTAATGGAACTGAACAACTTCTTACGCATGCCCGGTTTGGTGTAGTTACCGGCCTCATTGACCTTACTCTCACCACCCTTGGCAAAGGTCGTTATGGGCTCGTCAGTACCCAGAACTGGCTTCTCATCCCCACGACGCTTAGCACGAGGCACTTTATTGGCAGCGATAGCCCCCATACCCCGTGACGGCATCATACAAATTTACCCCGGGTCTTACCCGACTGGGCACAGCCGTCTGCACGACTGGAGGCAGACGATACCGACCCACCCTTGGCAAAGGGCTTGCGCTTGGCACGCTCATACGCGTCACGCATGGCGTTGTCCTTGTCCCTCTGCTCAGCGGCCTTGCCCATAGCGTCTTCTTTAGCGCGTTGGGAGACAGCCTCTTCGACCATGCGAGCTTTATGACGAGCAGCAGCTTGTGCCTCAGCAGCACGTTTCTCAGCCTCCATCTCAGCCATGAACTTACGCTGTTCAGGCGTATCCGCAGGTTTAACACCCTCGTTGGCGTGAACGCTTTTTGCCATAGCCATTAGATGAACCTTCCACGGGTCTTGCCCTTGGACTCGATACCACCGCCACGCGCCATTTTAACTATCATGCCACGGGTCTTGCCCTTGGACTCGATGCCACCACCACGAGCAAAGCCCATGGACTTGTGCTCTTTTTCCTCGTAGTCCATGACATCCTTGGGGGCCTTAGCCTTCTTCAGCACGGACATCTCCTTCTTGGCAATCGCCGGAGTGTCCTTCTCCTTGCCCATAGCTTCGCGGCGCTCGTGAGCAGCCAGCTTCTTCTCACCGGCCTTGGCAAAAATGCCAGCAGCCTTCATTTCCTTCTTCACGTCGCCACCTTTTGCCATACCGGCATATTTGTTGAGCGCAGCAAATGGCATATCCATCTTGCCATGCCGAGTGTTCTGCTTGTTGATCTTGGCTTTAGTACGCATATCAGCATTTCCAAGCCCGGAGGCTCTTGTTGATGCGGCTGTCGGGGTCCTTGGCAGTTTTCTCGCTGGTAAGCTTCTTCTTCATCCCGGACATCCGGGCGCAAAAAGAGTCCTTACGAGAGCCGCCCTCAGGCTGGGGACGCTTCAACCCCGGTTTACCGGGATTAGCTGCGTTGTAAGAAGCCCGACCTTTGGCGTTTAAGCCGCCAGCCGGACTCTTACCCTCCTTACGCTGCCACGCAGGAGTTTTAGCCATAGTACACCGTAATAGAAGCAATCCCTGTCATCGTGGCGTACACATTGGTAGAGAACAGAACGCCCTCACCCGGGATCAACGTATAAAACGAGTTCGGGTTGGAGTTTGAGGGGATGTCCACCTCAAGCAGGTTGGTCCCACTAGACCCGCCATCTTTGAGGATAAGCGTACCCGCCGTGCTTGCAGTGGCGCAAATGGAGAAACCCTTAACCCGAGTGCGACTCGCGTACACCGAACCAGAAGCGTTCAGATGTGCGGATTTAACGTCATATTGCATACTCATAATCAATCTCCTTTAAAAACGGGGCCGAAGCCCCTTGAGTTGATTAGGAGTTAGCAAATGGTGTGGCAACAGTACCTGTACCAAGCACCGTGCCAGTAACCATGTATTTGTTAGCCGCAATTGCAAAAACCCGCACCCATGAGCCAGCAACACCACCAGTGGTCGTGCCGTTTAAGTTGATAAAGTCGTTAGCGGCGGCGGCTGAAAAGCCAACCAAAGCGGCTCCGTCTGAATCAACGTCATTCATAACAATTG